ATGTTCCAATCTGTATATTATTAGATGAATACAATGATATATATCCACTCTGATCTGTAATATTTCTAATATGCACATATCCATTATTTGGACATATATATGTTTCGTTTAGGTTAAATATTTTAGGAGATCCACAATTACAATTTTGTAACTTGCCATTTACAGAAGGAGTGATAGCCGATGGGTGGAGATTAAAAGTAAAAATAAATCAATCATTTACAGAAGTAAAATTATAAATATAAAAGGAGAAAAAATATGAAAAAAGAATTGTACAAAGGCCCTGATATTTCCAAGCACAACGGAAATGTCAACATTAAACGCGTGAGAGATGCAGGATACAAGCGTATCGGCATCCGTGCTGGATACGGAAAAAATAATGTCGATGAGAAATATGTTAGTAATGCACTGGCCTGTTTTAATTTAGCTGTGCAGGTGCTGCTCTACTGGTTCTCATATGCTTACACCGTGGCTATGGCGGTGGCGGAAGCTGAGTTTTGTATCTCCCAGGCGAAAAAGTACTGGACTAAGTGTCCAATTGCATTTGATTTTGAGTACGACTCAGTCAACTATGCCCGCAAGAGAGGTGTAAATGTCACTAAGCAGCTAGCAACAGATATGGCAATTGCATTTTTGCAAAAGGTCAAAGCAGCCGGTTATCTCCCGGTGATCTATACCAACAAAGATTACCTTAATAAATACTTTGATATGAACCGAATCGTAAAAGCACTGGGAAAGGTATACGTATGGTATGCACGTTATACATCCAGTCTGTCAGTGGCGGAGATTGACCTTGCGGATATTTGGCAGTATACATCATCCGGATCTGTCCCAGGAATCAGTGGTAAGTGTGATATAAATATCTTTTATACCGACTTTGAAATGGTGTCAGTATCGACGGAGCGTGAGGAAGTATGCAACATCAACATCCAGAACTTCCAACGTTCCGCAAATGCCGACGGTTACAGGGATGCACAAGGGAAAAAACTGGTCGAAGATGGAAAAGATGGTCCTAATACTCAATATGTGCGGCGGCAGATCTGCCTGCAGGCGAAGAGAGTCGGTCTGATTTATAAGGTTGGCTCCACAGGAGCGGTAGTTAAGTGGTGGCAGAGACGTTGCAATGAGATTTTGGGGCATGATCAGGACGAAGACGGCAAGTATGGAAAAGATGCGCGAAAAGAGACCATTGCAGTGCAAAGCAAGCTGAACTTGGTAAAAGACGGAAAAGTTGGATACAACAGCATACAGGCGGTATTTTATAATTAAGAAGCAATCCCCCATCGGAGCATATCCGGAGGGGGATTTTATGTACTGCCTTAATTGTTGCTTGCTCAAGCAACCGACACATAAGGTAACCAAAAGCGTTATAAAAAAATAACATCAATTACATTCATGTTATCGTCAACGACTATCTGCCGGATTACATCTCGCCAAAAGAATTTTCGGTGCAGTTTATCGAGATCCTTGTACATTTCTTTCCAGTCTGACACAAACACCTCTTGCAAGTGTTTAACGCTGTCGTGAGACTGCCTAGAAGCTTCATACTGCCCAATTAAATCATTTAGCCTTAAATACTCCGTGTCGTAGTATTCTTCGCTTATTCTGCCCTTTAGGAACATTGTGTTAAGCCTGTCCAACTCTGCCCGGTATTTTGATACATTGTTGGTTGAGTGCTTTTTCTCTGATTTCTGATCTGACATAGCCGCTTCACGTTCTGCCAAAAAGGTATCGACACGGTTCAGTAGCATCTCCTCGATAAGATTCTCAGATTTCACCTTGGCAAATCCGCACATTTTGGTAGAGTGATATTCGCAGTGGTAGTACCGATACACATTACCGCTTCGGTGGCTTTTTTGACAGGACCGCATCAGCCGATTACACTCCGGGCATCGGATCATCCCGGAGAATAATACCTCGGTCCGTTTGTTTCCTGCGGTGCGGATTACTGGTTTTTTCTGTTGGAGATCCTGCCAGTCCTCTTTAGATATGTACGGTTCACAGAAATTATCATTATCCTTGTAACATCCATAATAAAAAGGGCTGCGGATTATGCGCTTGATAGCCTGGATCTCAAATCTTGTACCGTACTGTTGGTTGATATGCCGGGCGGTGGCAGAGTAGTTTCGATATTTGCGATAGTATTCAAACAGATCCGCAACAGCATCTTCCCATTGTTCTTCCTTTACCAGTCTGCGCACTCCATTCACGACAGCGTTGTGGTATCCAAACGGTGTAGAGTGATCCGGGAGTATAGATTTTCCTATGGATGCTGCATACCGGATGGTATCTTTTCTACGTTCGGAATTTAAGGCCCATTCCAACTCTGCCATTGATGCCTGCATATACATGAAGTTTTTTCCATAGGGTGTAGTGGTGTCGATCTGTTGACTGACGGAGACAAGATTGCAACCGTTGATTTCCATGTCGTGATATAGGTTGCAGAAATCTCGGGTATTACGTGCGATACGGTCATACCGTTGAATGACAACAAGTTGGATTTTTCTATCAGAAACATCCCGCATCATTCGCTGAAAGTCTTTTCTCTTTTTGGTGGAGTGCCCGGTGATCCCGTAGTCTCCATCATAAACCGTGGCAGTGTAATTCCCTGAGCCGTACTTGTCATCCAGGTACCGGCGGCACATATCAATTTGCACATCCATGCTGTCGGAGTTGTCCACGGCTTTGGATTTACGTGGGTAGATTGCACAGTTAATCATTGCTGTTCCTTTCTGATAGAAAAAGCCACTATAAAAGTGGCTTAATCAATCTATACGTAGTACGGATTTGGTTTGCAGAGAATTAAAATGAGATCAATTAACCAACCAATACCGAATAACCCTGCGGTGAACAGATAAACAATCCCCATGCCGATTTTTCCCTCATAAAATTTATGCCCGCAGATAGTAAACAGGCAAAGACAGAAAGAAATCCACTTGTTTTTAGGTTTTCCAAGATAAAAACCACCGTTGACGTTCTGATTCATGTTTGTGTTGTTGATTACGACATTCGGATTTGGGTTGCTGGAGATATTCTCCACCTGTTTTCCGCACTTTGGACACACAACACAACTCATGTCAATAGATTCTCCACAAAACTTACAAAATTTTTTCTGTTCTTCCATAGCTTTTCTCCTTTTTACATTTTATCTGAATAGGCTAATATTCGCCTAATCATTTCTTTTTGGGTTTCATCTGCTTTGCGGTATTTCATTAGCAAATCCTGCTCTTCTTCGGATAGAGAAATTGTGTAATCCATTGTCTGTCCTGCGGGATCCCATTTTACATCTTCGCCATTTATAAGATATTCGATAGATACCTCAAAATAATCGGCAATCTTTTTCAGAATAGCAGTGGACAAATTATTCCCTCTGTTTTTCCAATTACTGATAGTACCCTGACTTATGCCTAAATCTTTGCATACTTTGTATGCAGTTATCCCTTTTGATTTGCATAATTGCACAAAAATCTCATACATAAATTAGCAATACTTCACAAATATAAAATACTTCACAATCTTGTATTGACTACTTCACAAATATAAAGTATTATAAACAAGTAAAGTGCTTCACAAATTAAAAGCAACTTGTTTTACTAATTGCAAGTACTTCATAGATGTGTCCTTTCTTTTGTGTGACAACTAAAGAATATCACAAAAGTGAAGTATATGCAACCACTATATATAGATAGGAGGTGTGTATATATTGTGTTTGTATGAAAAAATCAATGAATTATGCAAACAAAAAGGAGTTTCGATTTACAAGATGTGCAAAGACACAGGTATTGCACAGAACGTTGTGAGTAACTGGCAGAACAGACCTGATGCTGAACCGACATTAAAAAATGCTGTCGTGTTAGCTAAGTATTTTAAGGTAAAAGCAGAGTATTTTTTGAAAGAATAGGAGAACGTCTATGAAAGGATTTGTATTAAAAGGAAAGAAATTTTCCTACAAAAGCAAGCAGAATGTCGAATCTGTCACAATCCGTGTGACACCGGAAGCGTATAACGCACTGGTGGACATGGCGAACGAGAGCACGTTATCTATCAGAAATATCGCATCGCAGGCTATCTTATTTGCCTACGGCAACCTTGTAATCGACCGGGAGGAGGATGCGGATGCCTGCAATGACTGAGGAACAAGCTGACAGAGCAATGCGCATTCTGGCAGAGTTATATGCAGACCAGATCGGCATGAAGAACCCGAAGATTACAATCACGAGAAAAGGAGAGAAGAAAGAATGAAAAAGCAGATTATACCTATCGAGAGAGCAAGCGAGAGCACCATCAATGCTCTGATTGAAGCAGGAGTACTGGTAGTGACCGAGGACGGTCTGAAGTGTGCGGAGGTGGACTGACATGGGAAAAAAGGAAGAAGTTTTGATCGCTGTTCCTTACGATGACTTTATCTGTGGAATACATGCATTGCGGATTCTTATATCTGCCAGGCAGATGTTAAATAGTGGTGATGCCTTTGCATCCGATGGACTTAAGGCAATCCTCGGAATAAAAAAAGAGGACGGTGATAAGGATGCCGGAAAGAATTGAGAACCGCATGGTTGTGGATTCTGAATGGGAATGTGCCGGAAAACCTGTCCATCAATGTCAGATATGTTCGAGCAATATTTATTCTGGTGATGATTTTTACAATTTCAACGGTGATATCGTTTGCGACAGTTGCGGATGGGAATATGTTCGAGAGAACTTCCGTCAGACAGCAGAATAGGAGAAAGAATATGGAAAAAGAAAGAATGACCATTACCACAGCAGAGTACAAACAGTTGCTGGAAAGTAAAATCCGCATGGATTTACTCTGGCAGAGATGCTTGAAAATGAAGCATGAGAATGATGTAAACGAGATGTTAATTGACGAGATTCAATTTATTTTGAACGCGGATGACAACTACGATCCGTTCTGTGGACTTCCGATGGAAGATGTGCCGCAGGGAAATTTTGATTTACAGGAAGATGGGAGGAATTAATCATGGCAACACCGGTATTAATTATAGGTAAATCTGGAGCAGGAAAGAGCACAAGCATGAGAAATTGCTCTGGAAACGATGACTGGAATGTCATCAGAGTATTAAATAAGCCGTTGCCCTTTAAAGGGAAAATTAACGGTTGGAAGACGGACGATTACCAAACCGTCATGAAGTGCCTTTATTCTGCCAAAGCAAAAAACATCGTGTTGGATGATGCAGGGTATCTGATTACCAACCAGTTTATGAATGGTCATGCGAGCCAGGGAGCAGGAAACGCAATCTTTTCATTTTATAACAAGATCGGTGATTCCTTCTGGAATCTAATCACATTTATCACCGACAAGCTGCCGGAGGAAAAAATCGTGTACATAATGATGCACGAGGAGCAGAACGACTTCGGACAGATCAAGGCAAAAACAATCGGCAAGATTTTGGATGAAAAAGTATGTATCGAGGGTATGTTTACTATCGTCCTTCGGTGTATTGAGGAATCTGGAAAGCATTTATTCGTCACCCAGTCAGCAGACGGAGCAATCAGCAAGTCTCCTATGGGAATGTTTGATGAACTGACCATCGACAACGATCTGTTGTTGGTGGAAAAGGCTATCCGTGAATATTACGAGATTTAAGGAGGTATTAAATTTGGAATTTTTGTTGTTTATTCTGATTTTTATTTTTCTTCTGACCGTTGTCATAGCAATTACTGACACAATCGAAAAATGCAGTTATTACAAATGGAAAGCAAAAAGTAACAGGGAATTTTTAGACAAAAGAAGCGAAGATTTAGACAAAGAAAGCGAGGATAAAAATGCAAAAACCGAATAATTACGAGGAAACACAGGCACAGGGAGAATGGACACCGGTGGAGTTGGGTGGACATAAGATGGTTATCAAGCAGGTAAGTGAGAAGCAGTCTCAAAACGGAAAGCCTATGATCGTAGTGCTGTTTGATTTTGCACCGGATGATAAGCAGCCGAACTACTTCATGGATTCTTTTCAGAATGACAGCCGAACGGATAAAAAGTGGTCTAATCAGGGCACGCAGTACATTCTGACGGAAGATCAGGACGGAAAGTGCTCCCGTAGTTTCAAAACGTTCTGTACTTGCGTAGAAAACTCCAACACCGGATTCACTTGTTGGAAGAATGATCAGTTTGATTTTGCTGGAATCAAAGGGAAAAAGATCGGCGGTGTATTTGGCGAGCAGATGGATTTTTACAACGGTGAGGAAAAGAAAAAGCGTGTCCTTCGGTGGTTCTGCTCAATGGACAAGGTTGCGGATGCAGTGATCCCGGATCTGTCAGAAACCAAAGCATACAAGGAAAGACCGAAGAATACAGCCCCCGGATCTGATGGATTTATGAATATTCCTGACGGCATTGATGAAGAATTACCGTTTAATTAAAGCCTATGGAAAAGAGCATTGCAGAAATTAAAAGGATGGAACGGGAGATTAAGCAAAGGCTCCTATTTATCAATCCAAAGTTGAATGAGCAGAGCGGTATCTACTTTATGACAAGAGAGGATGAACAAGGTATCAAATACGCTTACATCGGACAGGCAAAGCACATCCTCTCTCGGTTGGCTCAGCACATGACGGGTTATCAGCACATTGATCTGAGTTTAAAAAAGCATGGTCTTATTTCCAACAGCAATATGTGCGGGTGGAATGTTAATTTTTTGAACTTCCCGGAGGAACTATTGGACGAAAAAGAGCAGTATTACATCAAAAAATATGCTCTTGGAGGGTATCAACTTCGCAACAAAACAGCCGGCGGGCAAGGATCCGGTAAAAAGCAGATTGATGATTACAGACCTGGGAAAACATACCGGCAGGGAGTTGAACAAGGCATGAAAAATGCAAGCCGAGATGTGGCAAAACTCTTTGAAAAGCATCTGAATGTTTCTGCCAAAAACGACCCGCCGACAGTCAATCAGTTGAAAGCTATAGACAAATTTGAGAAATTCTTGGAGTTGAGCAAAGATGACAGTGGAAGAAATTAAGCAGCAGTATTCCATGTGTGATGTGGTTGGAATGTATGGATTTCGACCAAACAGGGCCGGTTTTATTTCTTGTCCGTTCCACTCTGGGGATCACAGTCCATCCATGAAGATATATCCAAAAGACTTCCACTGCCATGCTTGTGGGGCGAATGGAGATATTTTCACTTTCGTTCAGCGGATGGATAATTGCTCATTCAAGGATGCTTTTCTGAAGTTAGGCGGCGAATACGAGCATAAGACAGACTGGAAGCGGAAGAAATTTGAGTATCAATTACAACAAAAGAAAGAGAAAGAGAGGAAAGAACTGGAACGTAAGCGGCAATGGAAGAGAGAAATACTGCAGGACATACCAATGCAAAAACTATTTGCCAAATGCTTTCCGGTTTTTTCCGATGATTGGTGCGCAGCGGTGAACCGATTAGAATATGATTTTTACATTTTGGATGAGATGAATAGAGAGGGGGTGAAACTATTTGATTGAAATAGCAACACTCGATGCAGAATCCGTCATGTCAGATGCGGTGCTTGACGAGGTGTTCGAGGAAACGGACCCAATTATGCGGAGCCGTGTACTTTTGTCTTTGCAAGAAAGAGCCAAACTTCTCGGTGTGAAGACGAAATTTGACACGATGGTACGGGCATATAACAAAGTTGAGCGACAGATAAAAAAAGATGAGCGGGATAAGAAAAATACACCCAATATGGATGACCGAATGACAGAATTTGACTACTTCGAGGATGGACATGAGTTATCCTGCGGTTCCTGGTATGCAAATCAGAACGGTGTCAGATCTTATGATTTCATGGGCGAGCATATTGCTTGCTATCATCCGATTCTCATATCAAAAAGGCTGGTTAACGCAGAGACGGGAATCGAAAAGGTGCGCTTAGCGTTCTGCAAAGGCTTCAAATGGAAGGAAATAACCGTAGATAAGGAAACTATCGCATCAAGCAATAAAATCGTTTCTTTGGCTAAATACGGGGTGTCAGTGACATCTGAAAATGCAAGGTTGCTTGTACGTTTCCTGTCAGATCTTGAGAACTTGAATATCACTCAAATTGACAATGTGGTATCTACATCAAAATTTGGATGGATCGGGAAAGAATTTATGCCGTATGATGTGCAAATCGAATTTGATGCAGAGAGCCGGTTCAAGGATATCTATGAGAGTTTACAGTCAAAAGGAAGTTATGATGAGTGGCTAAAGCTTATTTGGCAGATCCGCAAGTCGGGAAGATATGAACCGCAGTTATATCTTGCCGGAGCGTTTGCAAGTATTCTGCTCAAACCGCTGAATGTGCTGCCGTTTATCCTCAATCTCTGGGGTGAGACTGGAAAAGGTAAGACAGTTGCTCTGATGGTAGCGTGTTCTGTATGGGCGAACCCTGCAGAGAATAAGTACATAACTGATTCATCCAGTACACAAGTAGCTGTGGAAGTCAGGGAGGATATTCTGAACAACTTACCACTGATGATGGATGATCTGTCAAAGGTTCGTGATCGGCTAGGAGATGGCTTTGCAGATTTTATTTATCTGTTGTGTGGCGGAAAAGGTAAAGACCGCAGCAATGTCAACCTTGGGATGAATAAGCAGAATACCTGGCAGAATATATGTCTTACCAACATCGAGAGACCTCTGACAAACGACACAATGCGTGCCGGGGCTATCAACCGTATCCTTGATTTTGAAATGGATGACGGATCCATATTCCGTAACGGAAACCACGTAGTAAGCGTTTTAAGCAAGAATTATGGGTTTGCCGGTAAAATGTTTGTTGACATTATAAAAGGCATGGATTTGGACGAATTAAGAGCCATGCAAGAGGGATTCCTGCGGAAGATAAGCGAATATGCCAAATCAAAAGAGCAGGAGAAAGAGGAAAAACAGTCCATACCGCTGTCCATCCTACTAACCGCTGACAAGATAGCAACGGATGAGATATTTCAGGATGGAATCTACCTTGATCTGGAACGATGCACCGATGCTCTCAAGAATAAAGGGGATGTGTCGGAGAACGACCGGGCATATGAATTTATTCTGTCGGAGATCACTATCAACATCAATAAATTTGTGCCGGATGACACAGGAGCATACCGCGGCGAGATGTGGGGATGTATCAAAGATGGATATGTAGTGATTATTTCATCAGCATTCGACCGGATCGCGGAGCGCGGAAATTTTTCCCGAAAAGGGTTCCTTCAGTGGGCCGTGAAGCGGGAAATTGTGCAGCCTGACAACCGAGGGATTGCCACGAAAACCTGTCGTTTCAGTGGTATCGCACCAAAATGTGTATGGTTGCGGCTCCCGGATGATCTGACGGACGAGAATGGCTTTATTAAGGTGCCGGAAGATATGCAGGAACAGTTGCCATTTACATGATTCTGTGACCGCGTGACCGCTGTGACCGCAAAAAAATGACTATATATAAAGCGAATAAAAAAATATGAAAATTTAAAATTTTTTATTTTGTTCTATGGAATTACAAAAAAGTATGGTCACACGGTCACACCCGCATAAACACTGGATTTCTTCGGTCACATACAATGGTCACAGATATATATATTATGGTCACTATATATAAATTATATATAGAAAAGAGGTTTTTATGTACAATCAGGAGAAAGAAAAAGCTTCAAAAGTGTTCACTGCAGTATGGGATATTACCCGGAGATATGCATTTATTCCATTAGATGATTTCCTGTGGGAAAGATTTGTTGAAGAAATGGAATCAAAGTCGCAGGAGTTTCGGCAAGTGGATGATCCAATTTGGCATTTATACCGTGGAATTATAGGAGCGGTGCAAGATTATAAAATAGCAAAGGAGAAAGAGAGGAAGAATGGGAACAGTCAGGAAGTACAGCAAACACCGGTCATGGACGATGGAAGAAATCAGCAGACTTGAAAGGATGTGTGAAAAGGGACTGCCGCAGGAAACGATCGCTCAATCTCTTGACAGAACAGTAGCCAGCGTAAAAAGCAAACGGATCGCACTGGATCTTCCAGGAATGAAAGACAGCCTTGATCGCCTGACAATGACAGACATAAGCATATTGTGTGGTATTAGTAAAGATTCTGTCAATAAGACATGGGTCCGCCGGGGATTGGCTACTCGGAAATATGGTGGTGTGAGACATACTTCCGAAAAAATTCTGTTTGATTTTATGAAAAACAATCAGGACCTGTGGAATGCAGCAGACTGTGATAAGTATTTTTTCCAGAATCAAAAGTGGTTTGCAGATAAATTAAAATCAGAGCGAACAGACGGTGGAAAAAGAAAAACGTATGAGTTTTGGACAGAGTATGAAAAAGCACGTATTCGGATGCTCTGGCAGAGAGGTTTTTCTTACCGGGAGATCTCCGGGAAGATGGGCAGGAGTTTCCAGTCAGTATATCTGTATATTAACAGAAATCTGAAAGAGTGTGATGCAAATGAAAAGACCGTTGCCGCCAAGTAACCGTAGTTATTGGCTACCAGGTGATTATCAAGCTATGGCGGAAAAGCCGAACAATGCTGTTGTTAGACCGTCATATCACATGGAGTACATCAAGAAATACGGAAATATCTATCCAAAGGAGAAGAAACATGAAGATATATGCCGTGAAGAATGACAAGGACAGCTACCCGAATATTGGGGATGGGCTGTTGGAAGTCTCAGAAAGCCGACCGACATTCTTCCGACTGGTGGGGAACAACCGGCATTACCCGTACAGAGATTTTACTTTTTATGACCGAAACGGAGTGCAGATACCGAAGCAGTTTTTGAGAGCGTGAGAAAGGAGTGGATGCAAAATGAAGTTTATCGTGACTTTATCAGATATGGTTGGAGTAATATTGATCGCATTACTGGTGCTTGTATGGATAATCTTTGGAATGATTATCTTGGTAAACATTGTGAAAGATAACATCAAGTACAAGATCGACAAATGGAAAAATAGAATGAGAAGCCATGAAGGAATGGGAAAGGAGCAAGGATGGAGAGACTGACAGAAAGAAATATTTATGAATGTGAAAATTATTAGCGGAGGTGTGCAAAACATGATTGAGAAATGGAACAGGAGGGCGAACGATGGGAAGACTGATTGATGCGGATAAATTAAAAGCGGATTTAGAAAAAGCAATTTCAAAGAACGAAGATATGGATTGCTTAGACTTTTTACGCGTTGCTTCTGTTATAGATGCCCAGCCTACCGCCTACGACCCGGACAAGGTTGTGGAGCAGTTGGAAGAAGTTGAAAAAATAATGACATCACCAGTGAACATAGATTGTTTTGGAGAAGAGTGTAGAGCATCGGACTGCACGGTATGCCTTATTAGTAAAGCAATCGAAATCGTGAAAAGTTGTGAGCAAGAGCAGAAATCTGAATGTGAGTGGAAACTTGAAGATGTAGAACAAAACCTTTATGTGACAGAGTGCGTGAACCGCCATCTTATATTTGAAGGTACGCCAGAAGAAAACGGCTATAAGTATTGCCCTTACTGCGGCAGGAAGATAAAGAGAGGTGGAGTATATGGCAATTAAACCGATTTTATTCAATACAGAAATGGTTCGGGCAATTCTGGACGGACGGAAGACCTGCACCCGGCGTATATGCAAAGATGCAAATGAGTATACCGTACCGGATATGGATTTTTACAATGCTGACAGGCGGACTTATGCAGTACATAACTTTGCTGATAAGGAGCAGATGGAACAGTTAAGTACAGCGGAGAGAACCTGTCCTATCTGTCCGGGTGACCTCCTGTATGTCCGGGAAACATGGTGTAAGGGATATTTGATGAATGCAAAAGAAAGATATTATTACAAAGCAGATGATAATGATTTCCTTTGCACATGGCACCCGTCCACCAACATGCCAAAACAAGCCGCACGTATCTGGCTCCGGGTTATGGACGTGAGGGTAGAGCGGTTGCAGGATGTCACTGAAGATGGAGCAAAAGCAGAAGGAGCAATAGATAACAGAGGGTTTATCCACAGCCCGGAGAATGAATATGATCGCATACATACAGCCAGAGATCATTTTATTAAAATCTGGAACAGCACCATCAAGAAATCCGACATTGACCGCTACGGTTGGGATGCTAATCCTTACGTTTGGGTGATATCGTTTGAGCGGTGCGAAAAACCGAAAGGAGTGTGATGCAGATGGAACCCATTGATTACACCGCCCTGTACGAGCAGAATGCGGACTTTAAGCGGTATGTTGACAGATACTGTGTAAAGCACCGAATCAGCGTGGATGAAGCCTTACAGCATTACCTGGTGCAGATGGCGGGCAGGATGTACAAGGAACAGATGGATAACAAGGTAGAATAGATTAGAAAGGAGTAAGAGGTTTGCTGGCCAGCGTGAAAGAGCTCTTTACTCCGAGAAGAAAATGGAATCAGTAAAAGAAAGAATGGAGCGGATTGGAGCTTATGCAAAGATTGCTTCATTCATGCAGAAAGAAAAGCAGGATTATAGTTTTAAAAGAAAATATGCACAGATTCGTGCGGAAGAGTTCCGTCGGGAGTGCTATAACAGAGGACTTAATTGTCATGTATCAGTAGGCGGACTGGATAGCATTATCCTATACATATTCCTGAAAAAGGTATGCAACATTGATGTTCCAGGAGTATCCGCATCATATCTGGAAGACAAGAGTATTCAGAAGGTGCACAGGGCAATCGGAATTATCAATGTACCACCGTTGAAACGCGAGGACGGAACCTATTGGAGTAAACCTAAGGTAATACAGGAGTTCGGGTTCCCGGTGATCTCCAAAGAGGTGGCAGCAAAGATAGAATTGCTACAGAACCCTTCCGAGAAGAATAAAACTGTGCGCCATGCCATTATTACCGGGGAAACCGGAGAATACGGTGGGTGGCAGAAAAATTCCCGGATGAAGCTTAACCACAGATGGTTAAAGCTGTTTGGTGGTTATGAGAACGATAATGAAGGCTGCGATTTTCAGAAGCCGGATTTCCTGGTATCTTCCAAGTGCTGTTATTACCTGAAGGAAAAGAACTGTGATGACTGGGGCAAGGAACATAACAGCGTGCCATATCTGGGACTGATGGCATCTGAGGGCGGCAGACGTGCCAAGAGCCTGCGGATGAATGGCTGCAACTACTTCGGAGCATCTACCATCAGATCAGCTCCATTTGCAATCTTCCACCGGCAGGATATATTGACACTTGCCCTGGAAATGGACGAGCAGTGGCGGAATGGTTGGAAAGATGAATTCCATGATCAGCTGTTGCGAGATGGAAGAATCACAGAGAATTTTGTGATGCCGGAGTCGTTGATTCCTGAGATATACGGGACCATTGAGAAGAAACCGGACGGAACTCTGTATACCACCAAAGCGCAGAGAACCGGATGCAGCATGTGTGGTTTCGGAATACACATGGAGAAACGGCCACATAGATTTGATTTGCTCTATGAGAGCAATCCAAAAGAGTGGGATTATCTGATGTTCCATATGTGTAAGGATGCGAATGGAAATGATTATGGATGGGCAAAAGTACTGGAGTATATTGGGGTTGGATGGGACCCGACGACGATTGGTGGAAACTGTAAAGGACAGATGAGCCTGGAAGATTTTATAAGGTAGCGGGTTTGAGGGGATTTGAACCCCTCGGCGTCCAAAATATTACTTACACCCATGCCCCTGAATCAGTGGTTGTGTGCCAAACCCACGCTCGCCAGCACCCGCCGAAACTTTTTGTAATTCAGATAATATTGTCATAAGTGTACCTCCAGAAAAGATGAATCTAAAACTTAGGTTACCTTTTAGGCTGTGCGACCACATGACAGAGCAACAGGATAAAAATAATGTAAGTAATGTAGCATATGGCTTATTAATACGGAAATATAGTATCACTTTAGCAACAAAAAATCAAGAAAGGAGCCGAACCAGCGCGCATAAAGGGTACCCGGTTCCTGAGAGAATGAAGAATAGCAAATTAAAGGAATATTTGAATGGATTTTCGGATGACGTGGAAATCAGCCTGATAGTAGCAAATACGCAAAATAGAAAAGTATATGAGCCTAAAGAAGTCCTTGTAATGACAGATATGGAAATTCCAGCATTTGTAATTGATGTTTGCAATGAGAGAGACATGGATGCAGAAGAAATCTCTGTATGCGAGGAATGTGAACGAAATGCAAATGATCTGGAAGGGCAGATGGACATATCAGACTTCCCGGAGGTGATGCCATGATTAACGGAGAACTGATCGTTGACAACTTTGCCGGCGGCGGGGGCGCATCCACTGGAATAGAAATGGCAACCGGATACAGTGTGGATATTGCCATTAACCATGATCCGGAAGCTATCCGGATGCACAAGGCTAATCACCCAAACACAAAGCATTATTGTGAGGATGTGTGGCAGGTAAATCCGGTCGAAGCCTGCAATGGGCATCCGGTAGGTCTTGCCTGGTTTAGCCCGGACTGCAAACACTTTAGCAAAGCCAAGGGCGGCAAACCGAAGGACAAGTTTATCCGTGGTCTTGCGTGGGTAGCCTGCAGGTGGGCGGGACTGGTACGACCAAGGGTGATCATGTTGGAAAACGTGGAAGAGTTTAAGACCTGGGGACCGCTTAATAGACGGCATCATCCGATTAAGGCAAAACAAGGGAATACATTCGATAAGTTTATGCAGCAGCTTACAGATTTAGGCTATGAGGTACAGTTCCGGGAACTGGTGGCAGCCGATTACGGGGCACCGACCATGAGAAAGAGATTTTTTCTGATTGCCAGATGCGATGGTAAGCCGATTGTGTGGCCGGAGCCGACACACGCACCAGCAGACAGCGAAGAGGTAAAAGCAGGACTTCTCAAACCGTATGTTGGAGCATACACACAGCTTGATTTTTCTCTTCCCTGTCCGAGCATCTTTGATACATCCGAAGAGATTAAGGAGAAGTACGGGATCCGGGCGGTACGTCCACTGGCTCCCAAGACAATGGAGCGCATTGCCAGAGGATTAAAAAAATTTGTGTTGGAAAATCCAGAGCCTTTTATCATTCAGTGCAATCACGGTGGTGAGCGTAGACCGAACGACATTAGAGAGCCAATGCCGACTATAACCGGAAAACACGGATATGGGATTGTAGAGCCGTATATGGTACAAATCGGGCAGACTGGATTTACAAAAGACCGGAGTAAGGATGTAAGGGATCCGCTGACTACGATTGTGAGTAAAAATGAACATTGTCTTATTGAACCTAAACTTGCGCCATACATGGGAACGAATACGACAAATCATCCGGGTGGAAATTGCAAAGATCCGATACATACGATCACAACAGGAAATCAGCAGTGTTTGATTAGCCCTACATTGATTCAGTATCATTCTGAAACAGCGCAAGGAGAAGTTCGAGGGCAAACGATTAAAGAGCCAATTATGACAGTAGACGGATCCAACCGATACGGTCTGTTTACATCTTTCCTGAGCAAGTTTTACAAAACTGGAATAGGACAGGATGTAAGAGAACCGCTAGGGACGGTGACAGCAAATGCCGGCGGTGGTCACTTCGGAGAAGTGAGAGCCTTTTTAATTAAATATTATGGACAAGGAACTGGACAGGATATCAAGGCACCGCTGGATACTGTGACAGCGCAGGATCGTTTCGGGCTGGTGACTATCAACGGAACGGATTATCAGATCGTGGATATTGGTCTTCGGATGCTGGAACCAAGAGAGTTGTACGGATGCCAAGGCTTCCCAGATGATTACATAATCGACCACGACTACACCGGCAAGACATATCCGAGAAGTGAACAGGTGCGTAGATGTGGCAATGCGGTATGTCCACCGATTCCAGCGGCACTGGTGAGGGCAAACCTGCCGGAATTATGCGTGGCAGAGCGTACACCGAACATGAGAATAGAAGCAGAGCAGACCGGGCAACTTCGGTTTGCGTAGAAAGTGAAATCAGGAACTAAAAAGTGAAATTGATATTTGAGTTGTTGCTTGGGAACTCAAAAGCAAGTTACCAGTTGGAAAAATTGAACTACCGAATTTTCCTCGGTAGTTCGGATTAAAGAAAGTGAGGATATTATCTATGATTAAACAGGAAATCAGTGAGATTAAGAAATTATTTACAGAAAGGAATTGTTCTATCACCCGGATCTGCGGATGTTACGTAGATGGGGAGAAGAATAAGAAAACCGAATTGAAGCAGGCATTTCTGTCACTGCCGGAGGAGGAAATGTTCAAGTATTTCGAGATTCTGCGTAAGAGTCTGTCCGGCACCATCGGCAAGAACCTTCTGAATTTGGAATTTCCGTTGGAGAGTGAGAGCGAGGGCGGAACACAGGAGTTCCTGCGGCGCTTGCGGGACAGCAAATTAAGAGACGATGCACTGCTGGAGCAGTTCTACGACCGCATCATTGAATCTTATGAATATGTGGGAAACTATCTCATTTTGCTGATCCACGATGCCTATGATATTCCGGGCCGCACCAAGGATGGTGCTGAACTGGATGATGCATCCGATGAGGTGTACGAGTACATATTGGCTTGCATCTGCCCTGTAGATCTGTCCAAGACCGGTCTGAGTTATAACGCAAAAGAGAATACCTTTCAGAACCGTCTCCGTGACTGGGTGGTAGGCATGCCGGATACTGCATTCCTGTTCCCGGCCTTTAATGATCGCAGCGCAGACATTCATAGTACTCTATACTATTCCAAGGATGCCGCGGAACTGAAAGATGAATTTATTGATAAGGTGTTGGGATGCCCGTTGCCCCTGCCTGCGGACTGTCAGAAAGAAGCATTCCAGGCACTGGTAGAAGAGGTGATGGGAGATAACTGCTCCGTGGAAGCGGTTAAGAATATCCACTATGAGCTGACAGAGGTTGTGCAGGAACACAAGGAAGATCCGGAGCCGGTGGTACTGGATAAAAACAAAGTTAAAACCATCTTTGCCAAAAGCGGTTTAGACGATGGCAGCATGGATGCATTTGACCAGTGCTACGACGATACCGTAGGTCCGGACACGGAGCTGATGCTGGACAATATTTACAGCAGTCGTAGCTTTGAGGTAAATACGCCGGATGTGACCGTAAAGGTAAAACCTGAGCGTACAGATCTTGTGGAAACAAAGGTAATTGATGGAAGGCAGTGTTTGGTAATTGATCTGCAGGGAACCGCAGAGGTAAACGGTGTTGCTGTGAAGCCTATGTAACTTAGGATTTAGTGGAGGTTGAAAATGGAATATGGCTATATCAGAGTTTCTTCCAAAGAGCAGAATGAAGCTAGACAACTTGATGCACTACACAAGCAGGGCATAGAGGACAGCAACATCTATATAGATAAACAGTCGGGAAAGGATTTTAACCGACCAAAATATAAAATGCTGTATCGCAAGTTGAAAAAAGGCGATGTATTGTACATAAAAAGCATTGACAGGATGGGAAGAAACTACGACGAGATTATTCAGGAGTGGCGCAGAATCACACGGTTTCGTGAAGCTGATATTGTAGTACTTGATATGCCATTGCTTGACACAAGGAGAGGAAAAGACCTTATGGGAACATTTCTAAGCGACATTGTATTGCAGGTGCTTTCATTTGTGGCAGAAAATGAGCGCACCAATATCCGGCAGAGACAGGCAGAAGGGATTGCAGCGGCAAAAGCTAGAGGTGTGAAATTTGGAAGACCATTAATACCATTACCTGAGAATTTTAATCAGATGCGTGAGGATTGGAGAGCAGGACACATTGCGATAGATGAAGCAGCGAATGCTTGTGGTATGTGTTCTAAGACATTTTACAGCAAGGTGGTGAAGTATGAAAAAGAAATGTCATAATAGCAATTAAACTGAAAATGAGGTAGATATGATGGTGAATAAGAGAAAAGCAATTCCAAAAAGCATTAGAATGACAGTATACCAGAAGTGCAACGGTCATTGTGCTTATTGCGGAAGCAATTTGGAATACAAAGATATGCAGGTTGATCATGTGATACCGCTGAATGGATGGAATGAGCAAGGAACAGACACGGTGGATAATATGCTCCCATCTTGTCGAAGCTGCAATCATTATAAGAGCAGATCCACACTTGAGGGATTCAGAAAGATGGTAGAAGCCATGCCGGACACTCTGATGCGTGACAACGTTACATACAAAAATGCAGTAAGGTTCGGACTGGTAATTCCGAACAAGAAGCCTGTTGTTTTCTATTTTGAGAAAATTAACTAAACTGAAATTTAGAGAAGGAAAGATATTGATAAAAGCAATGGATGCATGGGAAATTATAAAAGACGAAGTCAATAATCTTTGCATGGATGTAAACAGGAATACATTTATGAAAATGCAATGCACTTGTTCTTTTGACAATGATAGCGGTATTTATGTGATCTATATCAAAAATGTTAGCACGAACTATGGCGCAAAATATTATGTCAGCAAAGTAATTGTAGAATCTTTGGTAGATCCGAAATCGTATGCAAATCAATTGTGTAAACGAATAAAAAAAGATTTTTGTATAAAGTAAATGAATGCAGCATAAGTACAATATAGTAGCATAAAAAAAGAGAGTGTAAAAACTCTCTTTTTTTGATTACGAGCAAATGTATAAATCTACTTTTTTGTTTTTCAATTCACTGAAAATTTTGGAAAATTCTTGCTCAGATCTTGTTATTCTATTTGCTGATACAACATAAATCGAATCACCTGGCCGCACTTTTTTCAAAAGTCGTTTCAATTTTGGACGATATTTTTTGAAAACATGCAAATTTGATTTTTCGATTATTATTTTATCAGCACCTTTTTGCTTTAAAATTTTAGTTTGTTTTTCAATATATTCTTTTTGATTGAGACTGTCCCGGACATACCCATATTTCATTCTTTATACCTCTCTATTGCTTTTTATAACACCATTTCTGCAATTCCAACCATTTTTCCAGTAGGTCTTCCCATTTCATCCCCACTATTGTATAATTTTACAAATACTTTCTTACCTTCAGAATCGGATATTAACTCATGGTCTGTATAAATAACTCTGCCAAACTCTATGCCCTTCGTTCCGTCTTGTAAATTAACAATACGCACGGTTTCCGAATCGTAAATAACAACGTTTATTTCGTCTGGCTCTGCTCTGCCTGTGTAAGGATTGCAATAAATGCAATTGCTTCCATCCTCCATGTAACATAAATACATTTTTGCTAATTCTTTCATAATTTCCACCTTTTAACCTTTCGTTTGTAAATTTGCTTCAATGCAATCAATGATAAATTGATTTAGGCTCTTCCCTGATGCTTCCGCAGCGGATCTGTACTCATCTTTCTTTCCTTTCGGAATACGAATCCTGATTTCATCCAGTGTTGACAGATATTTTTTCGCATATCCAAGTTGTTTTTGTGATACTGCCATGTCATCAACTCCTTTCAATGAGTATAATAGCACATTTCTATTGCTATGGGAACATATAAAATACACAAAAATATGGGAACATATTTATATAATGTGGCAATTGAAACTATGGGAACATAAGTGTATTATAACATCATAAGGAACAGAAAATAAGTCATAGTAAAGGAGAATTGACATGAAATATAATGTAAAATTTAGTTGCGGACACGTTCAAACGAAGGAACTTTTTGGAAAAAGCGAAGAAAGAGAGAAAAAAATAGAATATTTTGAAAAATATGGTCTTTGCCATGAATGTTACTTAAAGCAAAAAGATATAGAAAACTCTATTGGTTGCAAAGCGGTTGAAATGTCTTACATCCAATATAAGAAGGAATGCCCTGATTGCAAAACCAAACTTGGAAGCTATAATGGTGATACAAAAACCATAATAGTATATATACCATATGACAAATTGAACGATGAAATTGATTATGATTACAGAACCGAATGTGCAAAAAGAGTACGCGAAAGAAAATATGTAAATGATAGTCTCGGAAAGGCAGGATTTTGCTTTGACTGCAGACACATCGAAATGGAAACGAAAGATATTAATAAATTGTGGGATAAAATGAAAGTAATCATTGTTGATGGAAAAGAGTATAAGACATACGAATGAATAGGGAGAGCATAACGCTCTCTCTATTTTTCTGCAATCATTCTGTTGATCTCCTGGCAGTCCTCCTGCGCTTGCTGATAGAGCGTGTAAGCTGTGTCGGCTTTTATTGCGGATCCTGCCTTTTCTGCTAGAATCCGATAGTCATTCATTTTCTGAGCGCATCCATACTGCGCATACTCCAGTAATTTCTGTTTTTCCATATTGTTCTCCTTTGGTGGTCGGTTATCTGTTGCAATAAAATCATAGGTCTTTTTGTCGGATGATGTCAAAAGGTTTTCAGCGCGACTTCCGACTATTATTTTAAATATGTGCTGTCAAGTGAAAAAATAACGGTTGTTGTTGAAAAGTAATAACGTATGTTATATAATTGATGTATAATAGATTGTTTATGGAGTAGCTTATGCAGATTATCGAAAAGAATATTAAAGAGTTAATTCCATATGAGAAGAACCCACGGAAGAACGATAAATCCGTGGATAAAGTTGCGCAGAGCATTGACCAGTTTGGATTCCGTGTGCCGGTGGTAATAGACAAGGACAATGTCATCGTTTGCGGGCATACCCGGTACAAGGCAGCAAAGAAGCTACACCTTGCATCTGTTCCGTGTGTGGTGGCTGATGATTTGACGGATGAGCAGATAAAAGCATACCGGCTGGCTGATAACAAAGTGGGCGAGGATTCCGAGTGGGATATAGATTTACTACAAGGGGAACTTGACGATATTATCGACATTGATATGGCAGATTTTGGTTTCGACCTTACTGCAGCAGAGAATAAAGTTGTTGAGGATGATGACTTTGAAATGTCTGTACCTGAAGAACCAAAAAGCAAATTAGGAGACATTTATCAACTTGGCAGACATAGGTTGATGTGTGGAGACAGTACAAATATTGAAAATGTCAAACAATTAGTAGGGGGGGCACAAATAGACTTACTATTAACGGATCCACCGTACAATGTAAATTATGAGGGAAATGCAGGAAAGATAAAAAATGATAACATGGAAGATACAGCTTTTAGGAAGTTTTTGACGGACGCATTTGTGTGTGCATGGACCGTGATGAAACCTGGAGCTGCATTCCATATTTGGCACGCAGACAGTGAAGGATATAATTTCAGAGGTGCATGTAGGGATGCAGGTTTTAAAGTTAGACAGTGCCTTATATGGGTAAAAAATGCACTTGTTCTTGGAAGACAAGACTTTCAGTGGAAACACGAGCCATGTTTGTATGGAGAAAAAGCACTTCCGGTCGGAGAAACTGCAGAATATGAGGATGAAGATCACGAGCCATGCCTATATGGATGGAAAGACGGGAAGCATTATTGGTTTAAAAACAGAAAACAAACAACAATTTTAGAATTTGACAAACCATTAAAATCAGCAGAGCATCCTACAATGAAACCAATAAAAATGTTTGACTATGAAATAAAATGCAATACAAAAGAATCCGAGAACGTACTTGACTTGTTTAGCGGTTCAGGAACAACACTGATGGCTTGCGAGCAAGACGGAAGAAACGCATATTGCATGGAATTTGACCCAAAGTTTGTCGATGTAATAATCAATCGTTGGGAGCAGTTTACTGGAGAAAAGGCGATACTTATCAATGGATAGAATGAGAGAAAAACACATTGCAGAAATGAACAGGTTAAAAGAAGCAATAAAAAAGACAAACAGTAAGCATCTGAAAGCTGATTATGGCAAATCATTAAAAAGAATGCAAAACGAATTAAAGGAGTATGATAAATATAAAGGTGGTGAGTAATTATTGACACGAGAGCAGAACCTAACTCCATTTACAAGCGAACAAAGCCGAGAAAAAGCCGCGGAGAATGGAAGAAAGGGAGGAATTGCTTCTGGACAAGCAAAAAGACAGAAAAAGACCATGTCTGCTCTTGCAACGATGATGGTCAATGCACAGCTTCAAGGCAAGACAAAGGATACGATAAAAAAGCAATTTGGATTGTCTGATGACGATGATGTTACCATTGCCAGTGCCATGATGGCGGGGCAGATGCAGTCAGCCATGAAAGGTGACAGCAAGGCATTTAATGCTATTTCTGCTCTTATCAAGGAGCAGGAAGATAAAGAAGCCAAGGCAGAAGCAGAGCGCATTGCAAAGCTTAATCAGCATTACCATTTAGACCTTGACATGATCCCAGACAACTTCCATGCGGTGATCCGTGACATCCGAAATGAGAAGCACCAGGAATATGTATTCAAGGGTGGTCGAGGTGGAACAAAATCCTCTGTCATTGCGCAGATCATCATTGAGTTGATGAGAAACAACCATAATGTCCATGCTGTCGTATGCCGTAAGGTTGGAAACACACTAAAGGATTCTGTCTACAGTAAGATCAAATGGGCTATAAATAAGCAAGGTTTGGAAGAAGAGTTTGATTTCCGCAAATCACCATTGGAAATCACGCATCGAGCCACTGGACAGAAAATCTACTTTCGTGGTGCTGACGAACCGGAAAAGATAAAATCTATCTCCCCAGAGTTTGGTTACATTGGCATTCTGTGGTTTGAGGAACTTGATCAGTTCGCAGGACCCGAAGAAATCCGTAATATTACCCAGTCTGCCATCCGTGGCGGCGACAAAGCGTGGATATTTAAGTCATTCAACCCTCCCAAGACTGCGAATAACTGGGCGAATAAATATGTATTAGAACCCAAGGACAATATGATCGTTCACCACTCCACCTACTTAGATGTGCCACCGGAATGGTTGGGACAACCGTTTATTGACGAAGCGGAGCATCTGAAAGAGGTAAACCCGGATGCATACGAACATGAGTACCTTGGAATTGCAAACGGTAACGGTGGCAACGTGTTTGAATATTTGGAGATCAGGGAGATAACGGAAGAAGAAATTTCTCATTTTGATCGAATAGTTCAAGGAGTTGATTGGGGATGGTATCCGGACATATTTGCATTTAAGAGATTGTATGTTGATGTAAATCGAAAAAAAATCTATCACATAGCAGAACATTGTGTGAATAAGACTAAAAATTCTGACAATGCAGAATGGATCATAAGTCATGGATATAATGATTATAGAATAACTTGTGATAGTGCGGAACCCAAGTCCATAAATGATTTTAAGGATGCAGGATTACCAGCTGTTGGCGCAAAAAAAGGTCCGGGATCTGTTGATTATGGAATGAAAGCATTACAAGGATATACACACGTTATTGACCTCAAAAGGACACCAGTCACATACAAGGAATATACAGAGTATGAATATGAAAGAGACAAAGATGGAAACATAATAAGCGGTTATCCGGATAAAGACAATCATTGTATTGATGCGGATAGGTATGCAACGGAATCAATGTTTAACAAGCGAGGTACGAGCGCATAATGGGACTGATTCAGACTATAAAAGGATGGGTAAATATGCTGTTAAAGAGAAAAGCGGAAGATGAATTCCTGGTGGATGCTATCAACACGGACACGATGGACAAATTTATCAAGCAGTGTGTGAAGATCTATCAGGGTAAGCCGGAATGGTTGAATGAGAAAGACCATGTTAAGACTATCAACTTTGCGAAGTCTATCTGCTCCGAGGTTGCGCGACTGGCCACTCTCGCAATTGGAATCACGGTTGATGGCTCTGCCAGGGCGGATTGGTTGCAACAGCAAATTGAGAATGTGTATTTCAATATCAGGCACTGGGTAGAATATGGCTGCGCGTACGGCACAGTGATCTTTAAGCCGAACGGCACAGGAATTGACCTATTCACACCGGACAGATTCTTGGTGACGGAATGCGTAAATGATAAAATAACTGGTGTTATCTTCTATTTTTCCGAAAAAGTTAAAAAGGATCTGTGGTACACCCGACTGGAATATCACAGATTTGCCGATGATGGCTCTTATCTGATTGACAATGTGTGTTATGAGGGAAAGAGCAAGGACGATACATACAAAAAGGTTGATATCTCCGAGACACCGTGGAATGGATTGCTTGAAAGTGCTGTGATAGGTGGTATAGAACAGTCTTTGTACGGTGTTCTGCGCACTCCTCAAGCAAATAATATCGACATCAGTAGTCCGCTGTCCATGCCTATCTTCGCGGAAGCTATCGAGGAACTGAAAGACCTTGATATTGCTTATAGCCGAAACAGCAAGGAGATCATGGACAGCAAGCGCACAGTGTTGATGGATTCTGACAAGCTGTTCCCATTCCAGTCTTCAGAGTTATTTAGACTTGATCCCACAATTGCCGCAGGCAGGATGAAAGAAAAGATGGGGATGCCGAATTATGTCAAGATTGTAGAGGGCAATGGCTCAGATGATTTCTACCAGGAGATCAATCCCACACTGCAGACACAGACCCGACTGGATGGAATCAATGCTATTCTGTCACAGATCGGATATAAAATTGGCTTCAGCAATGGATATTTTGTATTCAATCAAAAAACTGGCATGGTTACCGCAACGCAGGTCGAATCAGATGACCGCAGAACAATCCAGTTTATCAAGGATGTCCGGGACAAATTAGAGGACTGTTTGGATGATACCATCTATGCATTGGATGTTATGGCTACGCTTTACGGACTGGCTCCGGCTGGAACGTATGAAGTAACATATGACTTCGGAGACATTACATATAATCGAGAAGAAGACCGCCTGCGGTGGTGGCAGTATGTTCAAGCGGGTAAGGTCCCGGCATGGATGTTTTTTGAAAAATTTGAGGGTATGAGCGAAGAAGAAGCCAGAGCTATGGTGGAAGAAGCCCAACCCAAGGAAGAAACGCTGTTTCCAGAGTAACTTGATTGCTCTTTTACCATTTTGGCATGATAGAACACAAATAACTTATCATCTTCTGCATTTGCGCTGACCGAGAAGTGAGAGAATAAGCGGTTATAGCCTCCTTTCTAAAAAAATCCTAAAGGGGTGATAGAGTGGCACATGACAAGAATTACTATGCATCAGAATTTCATAAGTACTCTATCCACCGGACAGAAAAGGGTATTCGGATAGATATTAACTTCCAGCCATTGGGAGCGGCTCTTGACCGGGCACAGCTTGCGCTGGACAACCAGGTATGGGACGATATGAAACGGCATATACCGCGGAGAGACGGGGAGTTGATCCGTAGAACCAACGCTCTGAATGAAGTGTCTGCCGGATCAGGTGAAGTCCATGTGTATGACCATACTCTTCCGTATGCGCATTATATGTACATGGGTGAGAAATACATTGATCCGGTGTGGCGGGTTGGCGGTTTTTACGGTATATTGCCGGATAAAGAGGGACAATGGTGGAGCCGCAGGGGTGTAAGTAAGATTCCGAGCGGAGAACCGCTGAAATATACAAACCCGGAAGCAATCTCCTTGTGGGATGTGGAAGCTATTGAGAGATACGGTGATGACTGGGTGGAAGTAGTCAGACGGGTATTAGAGGGGAGTGACTTAAATAATTGATAACTCCTGAATATTTGAATGAGGTGATCCAAGGGGTAGAACTGGCGGTCAATCGTCTGAACAACCAGTTGCTGAAAGAGGTTGTAAAAAAGATCGTAGAAGCCTTTTACTCCGGCAAAGACATATTGATGCCGTCTACCATACATAAATTGCATCAGATTGTGCAGAGCGGATACACATTTGACGAGATCCGCAAGACCATAGAGGATGCATTGCCGGACATATCTTCAGAGATCCATAAGGCATTTTTGGAATCTGCTAACACCATAGCAGCATACAACTATGAGTTTTCCAAACTGATGATCCATGAGTACAATATCAACCGGGAGATGCCGGAATATACTTTTGAGAATATCCCAAGGTCTGCCAAGGATCTGAACATGACCCGGATGGAAATCATGAAACTGGAAAACGCATACAAGCGCACAAACGGCACTGTCAGAAATCTGACCAAGACCACTGCGATATCTGTGCAGAATGAATATATACAAGCTTGTGACGATGCTTTTATGAAAGCACAGGCGGGAGTGCCGGTACAGCAAGCTGTCAATGAGGTTGTGGAAAAGCTTGCTAAACAAGGAATCACGACAGTAGAATATCCCACCGGGCACACAGATAAGATTGATGTTGCTATTGCAAGGGCGGTCCGCACTGGAATCAACCAGGCAAACAGCGAGATCATTCTTACCCGCTGCTCAGAAATGGGAATCCAGTATGTAAAAGTCAGTCAGCATTTGGGAGCGAGAGTTACCAAACATGATGACTACACAAACCATTCATGGTGGCAAGGCAAGATATACTCTCTTGACTGGACAAAGGATGTGCTCATTAAAAATATGGCATCTGTGCCTTTACAAGACAAAGAATTCGGTTATTTGCAGGAGTTGAAACAGAAAATAATGGTAGAAAAGAAATATAACTACCCTGACTTTGTGGAGACTTGCGGATACGGTCAAATTGAGGGAATCATCGGTATAAACTGCCGCCATACGTTTCAAATGTGGCTTCCGGGAATCAATATCAATCATGATGAGCCGATTGACCCGAAAGAGAATGAAGAGCGGTATCGGCATGAGCAGGAACAGCGGGCAATGGAGCGGAGCATCCGCAGAATGAAAGGCGAGCGGAAGGCACTGCAGCAGATCCCACGGAATGAGGATACGGATGCAAAGATTGCACTCTTGACAGAAAAGATTAAAAAAGCTGTTGAGAAGTACCAGGAACATTGCAAAAAATACGGTCTGCCATATTATTCTGACAGACTGGGAATAGGGGTGATATAATGTACACATATTATAATCCGAATCCGAACGGAGCCACGGTCGGTGACTGCGTGGTCCGGGCACTGTGCAAGGCCTTTGGCATGGACTGGGACAAGTGCTTTTCGGAACTGGTAGCGTATGCCTACTGGCTGAAAGATATGCCCTCTGCCAACCGTGTATGGGGTAAACTGCTTGCAGACAAGGGATATCACCGTAAAATCTGTGATTGTGACTGTACGGTAGCGGAATTTGCCGAAGAGCACACGGACGGTATTTATGTCCTTGCATTGCAAGGCCATGTTGTCTGCGTGATTGACGGTGTGTACTATGATTCGTGGGATTCCGGGCGGGAAGTACCACTATATTACTGGCAGAAATAAAATTACAAAAGGAGAATAATCATTATGGAGTTTTTGAACACATTTCTTTCAATTTGTGGCGGTGTCTCGATTGTGGGCGGCGCGGTTGCTATTGTGTGGAAAGCTATCAATCCAGCGGTAAAGTTGGGAAAGCGTGTTGAAGAGTTGGAAAAGAAAGCTGATAATGATTATGAATCCATAGAAGCTATCAAGAATGCGCAGTCTCTTCTATGTCAGGGAATGATAGCAATGATTGATGCGCAGTTGACCGGAAATAACGTAGAAAATTTAAAGACGACCAAGGACAATATGATTAAATATCTTGCTGATTCCAAGTAGTGGGGGATAAAAAGTGAAAATCTGTGAATTTACAATGCCGGAGATCAGGTATCTACTGGCAGAATGTAATTTTACAGAGGATGAGCGCACACTGTTTGACATGCGGTGCGTGGATGTACCACTGGAAGAATGTGCGGAGCGCATGAATGTGTCTCTCAGTACTGCCAATAGGCTAAATAAGCGAATAAAAGAAAAGATATGGAGAGTTAATAATGGGATATAGTTTGAGTAAATTATCAAAAAAATGTGAGGCTTGTCCGCAAGTAAATTCATGCGACCATAAGAGAATGGAAATGTATGCATTGGCAGAGTTGCCACCGAAAGCGTGTGCGGATGCAGTGCAGAATGCTTCTGCAAGTTCATCAATGCCGATTCTCCGAGAGCGGATCGAAAGCCCATTAAGTCCATTTGTCTATAAAGATGAACTTGAAAAAGCATTAAACGATGCTATTTTTGGAGATAGATTTCTTATGTATGGCGCATGATGTGACACTTTTTAGAGAGTTTACCGAAATGGTAGGCTCTTTTTTTGTGTCTTAAAATCAAAGTATGAAAAAAGGTTATAGCAATCTCTATTTATCCACGGATGATAGAGATATCATGGACGAACTGAATAGACTGGAGGAAAAGAACAATGCCGTATCCGCAGAACCCTTACATGAATTATCAGACCGGCTATCAGCAACAGGCTTTACCGATTATGCAATCGCAAGCATCCTATCCTGCTCCCTCATCTAATGGGATTAACTGGGTGTCGGGGGAGAGCGGTGCGAAATCATGGATCGTTGGCAGAGGGGAATCCGTATTGCTGATGGACAGCGAGAGCCAGTGTTTTTACCTCAAATCAGCAGATGCAAGCGGTATGCCTTTGCCACTACGGGTATTTGATTACACAGAACGAACACAGAACGCTCCACAAGGCTCACAGAGCGTCTTAAATCAATCCAGTGATAATTTTATCACGCGGAACGAATTTGATGATCTTAAGGCAAAATATGAGGAGTTGGAAAAGCAAGTAAAATCATCCAACAAGCCTGCTGTCAGAAAGAAAGAGGTAACAGAGAATGAGTAACCCTTTATTCAATCAGCTTAATCAGAACAGCCCTATGTCTATGGTCCAACAGTTTAATCAATTCCGACAGCAGATGCAGGGAATTGATCCTCAAAACATGGTAATGGATATGCTCCGGTCGGGGAAGATCAATCAGCAACAGCTTAACCAGGCACAGCAGATGGCACAGCAGATGCAATATTTACTACGGCAATAAGTCGGGTCGACACGGCTTTAAGCAAATAAATCATAATCGGAGGAGATTATTATAATGACGGACGGATTATCAGCAAGTGATGTTGCTCTCTTACAGGGTAACAGAAACAGTAACGATGATGGTATGTGGGGCGGTAACGGTGCATGGTGGATCGTTTTGTTCCTGATCTTCGGTTGGGGCAGAAATGGCTTCGGCTTTGGCGGTGGTTCGGGATCCGCAACAGACGGATACATTCTGACTTCCGACTTTGCCAACATCGAGCGTAAGATTGATAGTGTCAACACCGGGATGTGCGATGGATTTTACACACAGGCACAGCTTATCAATGATGTAAACACCAACATCTTAACACAGGGCAATGCTACCAATATGGCAATGATGCAGGGATTCAATGGTTTGCAGACTCAGATCACAGATTGTTGCTGCCAGAACAGATACGATGCGCTGCAGAACGCTAATACCACCAACAATGCGATTCAGAGTGGCTTCTGCCAGACGAACTATAATAACTCTAACAACACTAGAGATATTATCGAAAGTCAGAACGCAGGAACCCGTGCAATTCTTGAAGCAATCCAGGCTAACAAGGTTGAAGCTCTCAATCAGCGTATTGCTGAGCAGAATCAGCAGATCAATTCCTTACAGCTTGCGGCATCTCAGAGTGCACAGAACCAGTACCTTGTAAACCAGTTGAGACCCAGTCCTACACCTGCATACGTGGTACAGAACCCGTACCATTGCTGTGGACAGACCTATGCTGGGTATTATAACGGTACCACAATTGCATAGCGAGTAATCGGAGCGCAAGGCTTATTCGAGAATAGGGTGTGCCTGCGGGTGCGCCCTTTTTCTGACAGAAAGAGGTGAATATTATGTTTTTAGGACGAGTAACGGGATGGACTTCTGTGGTTGGCCAGTATATCCCTTTTCAGACTGTAAAAAATACTAACAGTAAAATCACAAACAGCAACGGTCTTTTGTCTCTGCGGACTGGCGGCCTGTGGGACATTGATGCCGCACTTACACTGTCCGGGGTTGCCGGGAATGTTGTTGTGTCGGTACTGGCAGACGGTGTTGCTACTGGTACGACAGTAACAGCCACCACCACAGCGGCGGGATTTGTGACGGTGCCGATTGTAGATGCGATCAGAACCGTACTGGCGCAGTATCCTAATGTTGCGAATGTTGGTTTGCAGATTGATACTGCAGGTGTGACAGTAAGCGGTACTCTGCGTGTCGAGAATGTGAGGTGAGCATGATGAGACATGACAAGATGTTAGATGTAATTTGCGAGGAAATCGACAAGATTGCGGATAAGGGGTTGACCACTGGAAATCTTGATACCGCATTCAAGCTGATTGATATGTACAAGGATCTCAAGACTGTTGAGGGCATGGAAGAGTACGATGATGACCGATACAGCCAGGCAAGAGGACGGATGAGAGCCAAGAGAGACAGCATGGGAAGGTATTCCAGCAGATACGATGATGGGAACTCTTACGATGACGGTGATTACTCTGAGAGAAGATACATGGACAGCAAGCGGATGTACCGGAATGACCATTCTATGGCCAGTAAGCAGAGTATGCTTGCCGATCTTGAGGACTTCATGGGAGATATGCATAACAAGCTGAAAGAACTTAAGCGTGATGCTGATACTCCAGAAGAACGTGAGACCATCGACAAGTACATTAAGATGCTTGAAAGAATGTAAAATCAGAAGAGGGCAGGTAAAACTGCTCTCTTTTTATGCAAAATAACATGTGATATAAAAACACTAGATATTTAATATTTACATAAAATAACAAGTGTGATAAAATTAAATCGCAGGCAACCATATATTCTTTCAGACCTCTCCTAAAGGCGAAAGCCCTGCGTGATAGTTTAATGGCAAAAACTGCACTGTGGAAATGGTGCAATATCGGTTCGATTCCGGTTCATGCGGTTTGGTCGGCAGACCTAAAATGACAAGCATACACAACAACATGGTCGATGGTTACAGACCTAAAAAAACCTAATATGGAGGATTGTATGAAAACAGAGGAATTAAAAGCACAGGGATTAACTCAGGATCAGATCAATTTTGTCATGGCTGAGAACGGCAAGGATATCGACAAGATTCAGAAGAAACTTGACGATATGACCGTGGAGCGTGACAAGGAAAAAAGCAGGGCAGATACCGCGGAAGAGACCTTAAAAGGTTTTGACGGGGTTGATGTTGATACGCTGAAAAAGTCCATTGCGGACTGGAAGAAAAAGGCAGAAGATGCAGAGAAAGATTATAAGCAGAAGATTGCTGACAGAGATTTTGATGATCTGCTGAAAGAAGCTATCAAATCTGCCAACGGTCTGAATGAAAAGGCTATCATGGGATGCCTTGATATTCCCACTCTGAAAGCATCCAAAAATCAGAAATCTGATATTGAAAGTGCTATTAAGGCTCTGTCAGAAGCTGAGGACAGCAAGATGCTGTTTAAGGCAGAGAACATTGTTACTCCCCATTTTACAAGTGTAAATAAGGGAGGTAACAACGGCAGCGGTATCAAGTCCAAAGAAGATATCTATGCCACAGATCCTAAAACTGGAAGATTTATTTACGGTACAGCGGAAAGACAGAAATTAATTGCTGAAAACCCGCAGCTTTTCCAGTAAATCAATAACCGGTTCGCAATTTGAGCGGATCGCTAACCATCAAAAACTATTGGAGGTATTTTTATGGCAAACATTACGACAGCCGCAGAAGACAACCTGATTAAAAGCGAAAACCTTGTCACTGTTCGTCAGATTGATTTTGTTTCTCGTTTTGGCTATTCCATCAAAAAGCTGATGGAGCTGCTGGGAATTATGAGTCTGATTCCTAAGCAGGCAGGAACAATGCTTAAGAGACATACTGTAACTGGTACCCTGCAGGACGGTACTGTTCCTGAGGGTGAAATCATTCCTCTGTCTAAGTATAGCACGGTTGATACCCCTATTGGGGAGATTGTTCTTGGAAAATGGAGAAAAGCCACTACCGCAGAAGCTATTTTGGATAAGGGGTATGAGCAGGCACACAATGAGACGACAGAAAAGATGCTCCAGGACATTCAGTCCGGCATCAGAAAAAATATTATTACATCACTTACTATTGCTGGACAGCCCACTGCTACTGGTGTGGGAGCGCAGGCAGCTTTTGCTGATGCGTGGGGCAAACTTCAGAACATTTACGAAAATGACAATGTAGAAACTGTATTTTTCGTAAATGCGGAAGATGTCGCTGATTACCTTGGCAAGGCCAATATTACTGTACAGACTGCTTTTGGTTTCAATTATGTCGAGAACTTCCTGAGTCTTGGAACCGTGATCATGAACAGCAGTATTACCAAGAACACCTTTTTTGCCACTGCAAAAGAGAACATCGTAGGTTACTATGTTCCTGCCAACGAAAGTGATCTTGCAAAGGCATTCGCTTTCTACTCTGACGAGACTGGATTTATTGCGGTCCATGAATACGCAGATTACGACAGGCTGACCGCTGATGACACTGTTTTATCCGGAATTAATATTTTCGCAGATAATGACAAGGGTGTCATTAAGGGAACCATTACGCAGGCAGCAGCGGCAAGCCTGGGGGAATAACAGGCTATAGCTTAAGCAGATATACAGCCGAAGATCTGAATGGCATGACGGTTGCCGAAATCAGATCTTTGGCTGATGAGTTGGGCTATAGCATAACAAAGACAAAGAAAGCAGACATTATTGACGAGTTTTTGGCACAGCAGGGGTAAATCAGTATGTATGTAGACTATGAGTTTTACAAAAATTTATACGGGACTACTGTTGATGAGACGGTTTTCAATCGGCTCATTTGGAACGCTGAAAAGCTTGTCAAGAATGCTGTGACGGGTGTTGATGGTAGATGCAAGCTGGATTTTGCATTCCCGGATGTGGCATACGATGCCGAAGCGGTCAAACGCTGTGAATGTGCTTTGGTGGATATCATGGCAAAGATTGACAAGGCAGAAACAGAAGCAGAGGGCAATAAGACAGTGAAATCCGTATCGGCAGGAAACGAAAGTATCTCTTATGAAACTGGTAGTGGTCTGATAGGCAAGGTCTTGTCAGACAAATCTGCACAAGCAAGACTATATGCGGATACCATCAACGAATACCTGAGATGTACAAAAGACAAAAACGGAGTAAATCTTCTGTTTGGTGGAGCATATCCATTCTATTATACGGAGGTGTAACATGGAAATTGCAATTACAATCATTGCACAGTTATTGAGCATTATCGGAATACTGGCATTCCTTGTATCTGTGATTACACAGGTATTTAAGGGTGTAAGTTTTCTTTCCAAGATTCCGACCGATATTCTCGTGTTTGTCCTGTCCATCGGACTGACCGTAGTTGTATTTATCGCATATATGCAGTACATCCGACAGGCTATCTTATGGTACATGATCCTTGCAGCCATCATAGCCGGATTTATCGTGGCATTTGTGGCTATGTACGGTTGGGAGAAATTCTCGGAACTGTGGAAAAGATTTAATAAAGAAGAGTAAAGAGGTAGGGTGCTATGTATTCCGATACAGTAACGATTTTCAACCGATATGAGAGCCGTTTGGGGGATATGTGGTACCCTACTGTTTTGCATGATGTAAATGTCATGGCAGACCGCTCTGCCATTGTACAGAAGTACGGGGAAGAGTCCAAGGACAATGTGGTTCTGAATGTTCGATACGATTCAGGAGATATGATTGCCGGGAAAAGCTATCTTACTCCAAAAGCATGGGATAGACAGACAAATGATCTTCTTCCACAGACAATTACATTCACACCGGGGGAGAAGTTCGATTTCTTTTATGTGGGGGAATGGACGGAAGATCCCATTGCGGATGATGACTATGAGAACGGATTTTACGATTACATGAACAGCACCTATGACGGTGTATATGCCGTAACTTCCGTGTCAAAACTGGGAGTTATACCGCATTTTGAGATCACGGGAAAGTAGGTGGATCATGGCAGATAAAAAAGAAGAAGTAAGATACGATCTTGACGGACAAGAGGTAGTCACTACTGCTCTGATGGATCTTATCAACCAATATCCAGGGTTATCTCCTGGAGATTCCATCGAATACGCTACACTGGGGGATTCCAAAGGGAAAGCGGTGTTTCCATCGACAGGAAGCGCAATCCGACAGGAAAAGACGGATGTGACTGGCCATGTGGAGCAGATCTGCGATTACCCATTCATCGTAGTTTACCGGGCAAGCGGACTGTCAGAGAGCCGAAAGGCAAAGGTCAAGGAGTGGCTTGATAATCTTGGTAGATGGCTGGAACGGCAGACCATAACGGTAAATGATGCAGAGTATCGGTTGGAAGAGTATCCGATTCTTACGGGGGATAGGGAGTTCAAGCAGATACAGAGAGTAAGTCCTTCATACCTTGATTCTATTAACGAGGACAAGGCAGAGAACTGGATCATTAACATCACAGCAACTTATAAAAATGAATTTGACTTGTAGAAGTCGACCGGGCGGCAATATGGAAGCCGCTCGCTAACCTAATCACTCAAACAGTTATAGGTAGGAGGTTATTTTTTATGTCTAAATTAAAGCGAGAAGCACACGCACTTTATACGAAACCGGCAAGCGGTACTCTTTCCCAGGCATATTACTTACTGGGAAAAGGCATTGATGACATGAGCGTAGAAATGAATGGCTCTTTTGAGCAGACCCGTGATGTCACCGGTGACGTTTCTGTTAGCGATACGGGGTATTCTCCCCAAGTCAGCGTCGAGCCGTATCACGCGGATCCGACAGATTCCATTTACGAGTTTTTGAAAGATATTGCCATGAACCGCAAGTCTGGTGATGACTGCAAGGTAAAAATCCTTGAAGTATTGATTGACAAGACTGATGCCGGAAACAAATACGATGCATGGGAAGAGGATGGCAAGGTGGAGATCACTTCTTATGGCGGTGATACTTCCGGACTTGGTATCAACTTCAATCTTTGGTATGACGGAAACCGCACCAAAGGAACCGCAACCATTGCTGCTAAGGTGCCTACATTCACAGCGGGCGACACAGAATAAGAAAGAGAGGATGAAAGAATATGGGAAAAATCGTAGTTGATAGAGGACTTGAACAGTACACCATTGAGGACAAGAACGGAACAGTGCTCGGTAAGTTTGAAATGAATCCTGCGGATGTGGAACTGGTCAAGCGGTATGAGCACGTAGCTGAAGCAGTGAGCCATATCGCAGACAATGTGGATGAGCGCAAGGATATCGTTGACATTGTGAAAGAAATGGAAGAAGAGCTGGATAAGCAGATTGACTATCTGTTCAATTCTAACGTATCGCAGAGTTTCTTCTCCATCACATCCCCATTTACTGTTCTGGCCAACGGTGAGTTTTTCGTGGAGAACGTGCTCAATGCTATCGGCAAGCTGATTGAAGCAGAGACCGGCAAGCGATTCGAAAAGGTACAGACCAAAATTAACCAGTATACCAGTAAGTACCATAAGTGAGGTTTGGGATGAATCTATGGGAATTACCTACATCCGTGACAGCAAACGGACATGAATATCCTATCAGGACAGATTATAGGGCGGTGTTGGATGTGCTGACCGCCCTATCTGACAAGGATATGACCGGGGATACACCGGCAGAGACAAATTACATCCAAAGTGAGATCATCCGACAGATCATGTTTGAGGATCCCGACAGCATACTTGATGAAGATTTGGAAGATGCATTCAAAGGTGTGGCGGAATTTATCGACATGGGTATCGAAAAAACGGACAAACCGAGTCCGCGGGTTATGGACTGGGAGCAGGATGCAACACTGATCATCCCGGCAGTAAACCGTGTGGTTGGAAGAGAAATCCGCGCGGACAAATATATGCACTGGTGGACATTTCTGTCAGCGTACATGGAGATAGGCGAGTGTACTTTTACTCATATCCTATCCATACGACAAAAAAGAGCCACCGGGAAGAAATTGGAAAAGTGGGAGCAGGATTACATCCGGGATAACAAGGATGTGGTGCTGCTTAAGGATAAATTGACAGAGCAGGAGAAGCGGGAGCGCGAGGAAGACGAAAAGGCCCTCAAGGAACTGCTCGGATAGGCGGTGCTTGTGGCAAATAATGCTGTTGTAATTGATACTGAAATTAGAATAGACCAAGCTAAAAAGGAAATTTCTAATTTAGAGTCCTATATAAAAAATTTGGAAGCAACAAAAGAAAGAATGGATAGAATTTTTTCCACATCTAAAGAAATTGGAATTGCTCCAAGTCAAGATGATTTGAAGTATTACGATACACTTGTTTCTGAAATAGATAGGGCAAAAAATAACATATCTGGACTTAATGCAGAAATACAGTCTTTGGAAAATTCTAAAAACGGAATGGAAGATAAGGCAAATAGTATTAAGAATATCAGAGACGCTTCTGAAAAAGCATCTAAATCTATCAGAAAAATGGGAGATTCTGCTAAAAAAAGCAGTGGAAATTTCAAAGTTGGTTTAAAAACCATGCTTAAATATGTTTTTGGAGTTCAAAGTCTGATAGCACTTATCAATAAGTTGCGCTCTGCGATGGTTGAGGGCTTAAAGAACCTTGCTCAATTCAATGATGGTGTAAATCCTACCAACACGGCATTGAGCAACCTTAAATCGGCTCTCACGCAGTTAAAGAATAGCTTCGCTGTGGCATTTGCTCCGATTCTGACGGTAATAGAACCGATTCTGACAAGGCTTATCAGTTTGTTGAGCACTGCCATGAATTATGTCGGGCAGTTTTTTGCGGCACTGACCGGAGCAAGTACTTTTACAAAGGCTATCAAGGTGCAGGAGAACTATGCGAAGAGCCTTAACGGGACCGCGGCGGCGGCAAAGAAAGCAAAAGGATCATTAGCAAGTATTGATGAACTGAATAACCAGTCCAAGCAGGACAACAGCGGTGCAGGTGGTACGGTGTCTCCCAACGATATGTTTGAGGTTGCACCGATTGAAAGCAAGATTGCGGGATTGGCAAGCAAACTGAAATCCATTTTTGACCCGATAAAAGAAAGCCTGCAGAACTGGTTTAAAAATATTGATTTCCAACCGCTGATTGACAGCTTTGAAAAATTAAAAACAGCCATTGAGCCATTGGTAGACGATATCGGGGACGGTCTGCTGTGGCTGTTTGAGAATGTTTTAGAGCCACTCGGTAGTTTCGTAATTGAAGATGCACTACCGGCATTTTTTAATCTGTTGGCCAGTGCAGTAGAAGCTTGTAATAAGGCATTTGAAGTGATTTCCCCGTATCTGAATGAGATATGGAACGAAGTGTTTGCCCCGTTTGCAGCATTCCTCGGAGAGACCTTTGTTGGAATATTGAACGATGTGTCTCAGTTTTTCTCCGACATGGGAGATATGTTCGTTGAGAAATCGGAAGAAATCGGAACTATATTTGAGTTTCTGAAAACCGTATTGGACCTTGTATCAATAAAATGGAAGGTATGCATCCAGGCTATGTCTGGACAGTTAAAGCCTTTTCTTACAATGGTTAAAAACATTATATCTCATGTAATTGATATTTTAAGCGGTTTGATCAAGATTATCACTGGAGTATTTACCGGAAATTGGAAGCAGGCATGGGAAGGTGTGAAAGATGTCCTTAAGGGCATTCTTAATGTCATCATTGATATAGTTGAGGGAAGCATTAACAGAATCATCGGTGCGCTGAATGCAATTAGTTTTGACATCCCCGATATAGTGCCCGGCATTGGTGGAAAGCATATCGGATTTAACATCACCCCAGTATCACTGCCCCGTCTTGCAACCGGTACGGTTGTTCCCAGGCAGTCAAGAGAGTTTGCAGCTATACTGGGTGACAACAACAGAGAGACCGAAGTGGTGTCTCCTCTTTCAACCATGAAACAAGCTATGGTTGAAGCATTGCAAGAGAGTGGATATTACCGGCAAGGCGAGAGCGGAGATATTGTTATAAACATTGACGGTTGGGAAGTGTTCCGCGTTGTAAAGAAGCAGAACGACAGCTATATTCAACGCACCGGAAGAAGTGCATTTCAGTATTAAGGAGGTGTATGTAAGTTATGTATTCCGGGTTTTTATTAAAAATAGGCAATGAAATATTCAATATGAAGTATATAAAAGAAAAAACATACAAGGGATATGTTTCTGTTCAGGACCTTGACTCATATCGAGATGCAAATGGTTTATTGCATAGGGAAGCTCTTTCCCATGTACCTATCAAGTGCGAGTTTGAAACTATCCCGTTAAATAATGAACAATATGAACAAATCATGGATATGATCCGTAGAAACTATATCAATGAATTGGAAAGAAAAGTTACAATTACCGCTTTTATATTGGAATATAACGGATATGTAACGCAGGATGCGTATATGGCAGAACCGCAACCTCAGATACAAACTATAAAAGATAACAAAATACAATATGCACCATTAAGAATTGCAT